CACCTAGAGAAGAATGCTCGCTTTCTACAAACCATTGGGTATCGGCACCACCACCGATATTTATTATATAGAGTTTTTTATTCTTAAATGCTAACAACCTATCCGCAAAAGACTCTAATCTGATTATTTCTTCCCCGTCGTTAGCCCCTATATCTAGATAGTTCGATGTGGGAAACGTATCATACTTACCAACCTCTGAATACATAATAGTATCTGGCATAACCCTGAGTTCATTTGTTTTTTTATCTTTTGTTTTAACAAAACCAACAAAAGTTCTACCGCTTGCTACTGCCGCTGTTCTGTATCCATTATTAGCGCTACCCAGGGAAACGGAAAACTCATCTGGGGAATAGCCATTGATTGTTTCATACGTGTCAATGTTTGGTTTTTCGCTTTCTGCTCCAGTGACTGCGACTGCATAACCAGACCCAAGAGTCCAGGCCGTATATTGGCTCCCGATTTGATTTCTGTACCCCTCTATCAAAGATACTTCAAAAAGCAAAGTCCAAGGATCGTCAGTGCCTTGTTTCCTAATATAAAACCTAGATCCAGTAATTCTTACCCCATAAGGGCCATCACCATAGACTCCATTCACGGTAATTTTGCTATCATCAGAGGATAGTGTAATGGCAGAAGTTTTTACTTTCAACAAAGACTCCTGATTTCCATCGTAAACAAAAGAGGCTGCTATATCATAAGTACCTGCTTCCCAATATCCATCGGAGCCCCCATCCGTTAAATGAACGTTCCAACCATTACCATCATCTAAGTCACCACCCCAAAGAGCGAGAGCATCTAGGTGTGTTGGTGCAGCTATGTCATTGTCTAAGCAATAGTATCCATCCAAAGACTGTCCTGTTACCGTTTGTCCTGCAAAATTTGTTTTTTTAATATAACCATACCACTGAGGTGTGCTTGTGCTGGCGAAGGTTGTGTGTCTATCGGCAATTCTCAAATTGCCTTCTGCTATGTGATAAAAAAGCTTTGCGTTCTCTTGAAATTCTATATCATTATCATCCGTGGAGTTATCTACTAAATTTGAAAAAGACCCACTACCCTCGCTGGTTTTTATTTTACATCGGCCCGCTGTAGTATCCTTATAAGCAACAAAATTTTTAACGACATCTGTAGTAGTACCTGCGTCTGTATAATCAAATGTACCTTGAAAGAATCCAGCGCCAGTTGCTATTCCATTAGAAAATGTAATAGAACCATAATCTGTACTATTTATCGCAGAGACACCAGCAGATCTTAAAGACCCAACCTTGTCTAAATATACGTTTTTGGCGGAAACAAGCTCATTTTCTTGGATATCTTTTGCGTTTAGCTTTGTTTGTTTTCCGCCTTCGTACCTTCCGTACACTTTTCTTCTTTTCATGATACTTTCTTCTATCTACGTTATCAACATCGCTCAATGTTTTTACAGGCATATTGCCTCCCCCCACACTGTGGTTTTACCCTTGTGAATCTCTACCGTATCAACTCTAAAATCCCCATTAGTAAACCAATCTACGATAGCAAAGGCGTGGCACCAGTTATGCAGTCGCCCTCTTAACCATTTATTCTTTTCACGAGACATGTCTTTAAGGCAACCCATGCTCCAAGCGCCGATTGTACCACCAAGCTTGGTTTGCGTACACCTTTGTACGTCATGAGTATGCCCGTATATAATGTTCTCGCCATAGCTTTCAAGATGCTTTTTAGAATGATTAATCGTAGCGTATGCACCATGTATGAAAGTCAATTTTCCTATTTTTAACGGTTCGTTATAAGAGAGATATTTGTAACCCCTGGATTTCCAATTGCACGCTTTTTTAAACGTGTAATCTTTCATGTATGGATATCGCTCAACAAAAGCATCTAACCATTCATCGTGGTTACCAGCGCATATATATCTCTTCTTACAACCAACTTTATCTAAGACGCTGTCAAAAAGATCTATCCCTTGGTTAACAAGGTTTATTTCTTCATTAATAATTGGGAGCTGATATTCTAACGGAGGAAGTTTTTTACCTTTGTACTTCCAGGCTGAAACAGATTCCCACTCCCCAACGTCTCCCAAATTAATAAAGACGCTTGGCTTTACTATTTCTATTGCTTTTAAAACTACCTGAACAGCTTTTTCATCATGTATAGGAAAGTGCTGATCTGGTATTACAATAGCCCTCTGTTTTAATTTCATTTATTTATTGCACGCTTATACCAGCCATACCAAAACCTTTCTTGCGTAGGGTCTTTGTGAATTATTTTTGCGTAATACAAAACAATGTAAGACTCTAGCCTTAATGGCTCTAGATCCTTAGAAGCATTTATTGTGTTGGGCCCGATCTTGCCGTCAACCACGAGCTTCTTTTTGGCTTTTGCGTTGCAGGCTTTTTGTAAAACCTTAACAGCGTTGCCTTGGCCAGCATTCACTACCAATAAAAAATACGGAAGCCTTAGCTCTGGCTTTAACCTTTCAGCCTTGCAAGGATTCCAGTATTTAGTGCGGTATATTTCTAGCGCTTGTTCCTTTGTAAGAGTTTCAATGTCAACCTCTGGATGTGCATTCTTTGATATGCCGAATGCTGTGTGTCCCCCTTTGTCAAGCTTGTCATTACTGTGTCCACCCTCGTACTTAAACAACACCTTAACAATTTTACCAAAAGTTGACAAAATTACTTTTCCTTCAAAACTTTTGCCAATACGTCGCTTACAGCAGACCATACAGCTTTTGCAATCTTTTCTTCTGTCTTTTCATTGATAAAAGGAATGTCTACAGCATCGTTTAATGCTTTTATTACCTTTTCTTCAACTGCATCATCTGTAAGATATGCGTGTATCATACTTGCAATATTCATACCATTCTCCATAGTAGGTTTATTAAGATTGGAGCTAATACTATAAATACGCTCCCCCATGTTTTTGTAACTGCGATAGATTTTTCATGTTCTGCTACTTTGCCGTTTAGCTTGTCCAGATGAAACTCTATCCTTGAAATTCTGTGAAATATTTCTTCCTGTTTAGCATCAATTTTGCTAATCATAGCTGTCATATTTTCTCTATACGTTTGAGTATCCATTAATAGTCCACCAGTCGAATAGATGCGCCAACTACTCCTTTTGTGTTTGCTTTTCTCTTGGCTCTTTTAACGCACATCTCATAACGATCACCAAAATAAATTGCTAATTGTATCATTTCAGGTTTTGTTTCATACCCTCTTTGTATAGCCCTTTGTACTATTGCTTCATGAAACTCAGATGGAACATTAGACTCCTCTGTCATGCCAGTTTCATTTGTAGAGCCCGTGTCGCCAGAAACAAAAGCGTTTGGAACAAATACACCTCCAACCGTTACTTCTTTCACAATGGAAGGAGACGAATAAGAATCTTCGGAGTTGGTAAGGTCAGCATAAACCAAGGCTATTTTTTCATCCTCTACCCACCAGGAGTATTTTAAAGCTGTGGTCTTCTCACTCATGATGCATCTCGCTTTGCAGGTCTATCTTGCAGCCTTGGTATTTTATAAGCATTGAACCAAAGTTCATCTACTTCAATAAGCTTTGCGTTAATACTTGAAAACGTATAATACCTCTGATCTGCGACAGTATTAAATGTTACCTTATCTGTTAAAATTCTAGTCCTTCTGGCGAACTCTTTTAATGCATCATTAAGGTAGATTCTTATTTCCGTCTCTGACTTTTCTGGATGGTGCTGCTTAACCATCTCTACCATTTGTTCTTGCGTCATCAGTTTGTCCCCATTACCTCAACCGCAATATTACCAGAGGATGAAGTCCCTTCTAATACGGGAGTACTTGCTGTTTCAAATGGTAAGGCAATAGCCCCACCTGACTTCAAAACAGCGATTGTGACTTTTTCATCACCAGCAGAATTTGTTTTTATAGTTAATGTTGAAGAAGTCTCGGTGCTTTTCGCATCGTCTGTAAAACCGCTATGCTTTATAAAAACACCTTTAACACTTGTAAACGTTCCAAGGCTTGTATTGGTACTTGCAATTACATGCGCAGGGTCCCCCGCACTCCATCCGCCTATTCCAACGCCAATAGATGCATTAATTTTTCCGTTACCGCCGAGCGTTTTTTTAATTGATGGATGAATTCTACTATAGCTTACTGTTGAATTTGCGACATCACCTGTTATGTCTCCACTTGCTGTGTTGGTAGTTGTATATTCATCAACCACATCCATAGATACCGAATATTTTATATGATCTGCCATCTCATTGCCCTTTAATTATTTTGACTTAATCTTTTTAATTCTGATTGATACTTAGCTTCGCATTGAGCATACTGTTGCTGTAGAGCTTGTATCTTTAATTGGGATCGCTGAAGGTTTGATCCCATCTCTTGTATAATTTGAGAAAGATTAGATTGATACTCTTGAACCGCTTCATTTACTTTAGAATTATAAAGAGCAATATCTTGAACCGCTTTCTGTATTAATTGAACATCATCCTGAGATTGTAACCTAGCAAGTTCAATAGCCTTATTTAACTCTGAGCTATATTCTACATTTTCTTTATTGAATTCATTTAATTCGTTTTGAATATCTGCTTGATATTGCTGTAACTCGGTTTGTCTTTTTGTTTGCCAAAGATTCAATTCTTTATCGGTATTTGCTCTCCACCCTTGGACTTCTTTATTGACATTTTGCTGATAATTTGCAATCTCATTAGAATAAAGCTCCAAGGCTTGAGCATCATCCTGTGAAGATAGTCTAGCGTTTTCTATAGCTTTTTGCACAGTGGATTGATATTCGGCTAATTGCCCATTAAACTCATTTAGCTCATTTTGAATATCTGCCTGATATTGGGAAACCTCACTTCTTCTCTTTGCTTCCCAAACGCTTATAGATTGCTGATTGTCCTCTTTAAACTTCTGGACATCCTGACCTATCTTTGCTTGGTAGGAGGAAATCTCAGCTTGATACTTCTGCAATTTCTGAATGTCGTCACCAGAAGAAAGCTTTGCATCTTCTATTGCCTTTTGAACATTGGAATTATACTCAGCCAGTTCGGAATTGAACTCATTAAGTTCGTTCTGAACATCCGTTCTATATTGATCTAGCTCTGAATTAATTCTCCCCAGTTGTATTTGAGCAAGCTCACCATCTTCTTCGGTTTCCAAAAAGGTTTCAAACTGAGATATATCTAAGCTAACTATCGGCTTACTGTAAGTAGGCATAGTCCCAAAACTGCCAACAGAGTTATCGGATAAAGATGGGGCTATGGGAGCCGAAGTCCCGCTAATGTCAAGCGCACTTAAACTAGGAGCATCTGTTAATGTTGCCGTAGGTTTGACATAGGAGGGCATACTTCCAAAGTTTCCAACTGTATTACTAGATAAAGTCGGAGCTGTGGGAACAACGGAAGAAATTGTCAAATCTCCTATTGAGGGAGCTGCAGTTAAAGAAATGCTTGGTTTTGAATATGCTGGTGCAGTGGTGGTGAATGTTATCGAAGCACTGCTTAAACTTGGAACGCTAGGAGCAGATATACCACTCATGTCTAAATCTGATATAGAAATAACAGCTGGTAAAGCCTCTATTTCATCAGACGCCATTCTAGTAAAATATTTACATGAAGCACCTAAAACCACAGCAAACTCTGCATTGTCTGGAAAGTTTTCAATCCCAGAGTCTAATATATCTAAACCCGAATCAGCTGAACTTGCAAATGTTGGATATGCAAATGCAAATACTTGACCCTTCTCCGAACTGGTCGGATCAGGCTTTATAAAAATTGTTTTACCCTTATAATAATGAAAAGGACTTCGAACAGATGCCTTATAAATACTATCACTGCTTTCTAACTGTGTAGATATTCCAAAGGGTGCCTCTACAGTCAGCCTTCCATTCCTGGCTACGTCTAAAATGCGTTTATTTTCTGCATCATACCCACTGTTATCAGTGGTCGTTTCATCAATAGTCGCATTGCGTAGCAAGGCTTCTTTGGGCAATACATCTGCGACTTCTCGTGCAGATGCAGTTAGAAAATCGGACAAAGCCGAGGTATCCGAAATGGATACCCCGACTATGTCTTCAACTTGCGTTTTGAAGCTCATTAAGCTATTTTAAACAACTTATGAGATTCAACAAGCGTAATACCGACACCTTCGTCAGACATGTATTGATCTTTAACGCCGTCATAAGCGTTATCGGTCTTAATGTTAGTCTGATACAAGGGACTGCGATACAGTGCGTGGAAAAGGTTTTCTTCCGAAACAACTAGCATGTACTTGTTGTAAGGGCCACGCATAACAGGAGTAGGTATGAGCTTTAACATTCCATGTGGAGTTTCAAGCATCCTATAGTTGAAACCTAAGCTATCACGATCAGATGGTGAAAGCTGTGTTGACCAACCAGATTTACCTGCGACACCGTTAGTTCCGTCAATCTTACTCCAGTAAGACAATGCGCCTGCACCACAAAAAGCTAACTTAACTCCAGTTTCGGGGATGTAACGGAAAACTTTTTCCATATCATCAACAAAATTTGAGTAAGTGTATGAACTTTCTGTAATGGTAAAGTTGGCTTGATCGTCGCCACTTGAAGCACCGTATTCTGCGATAGCAGATACAATACCCTGTGTGGAGCGAACTTTCTTACTGTTGGCATCAGTTCTGTGGCCGTCACCAAATGTGTCAGCTCCGCCTAGGTTTGTTCCAACAGCAGAACTGCCAAATAAGAACGCACGTTCTTTTTGCATTTTATGCTCTTGGGACTTTTGCAGGCGTAAACGAGCTAATTCATCAGACTCGCCACGAAGAACTGCTGCTTGTAAGGTTCCAGTAATTTCTACAGGGGTTTTAAAAATCTGTGTAGAGTTATATACTACACTGAGTTCATCTGCCCATGCTTCTGGAGCCTCAGTTCCTTCACCGTGTGCATTACCAACAACAATAAAAACATCATCATCGACTAATGTAATTGAAGTGCCAGTAAGGTTTTTTACTTTAATGGATGAAGCAGAAGGAACGCTTGTGATCAGAACCACACCACGAAGGGTAGTTTCTGCTGAGTTCCAAACTTCACATTCTAATCCAAGGTAGGATGTATCAACTGACGATGCCAATCCTGTAATACCGTCAACGTTAATAGCTGCTGACTCTGAGTCACTAGCTGCTATTGTTGCGGTACTACCATTATTAACAATACGTTGGTTAATCCAGGGGTTTCTATGCTCAAACATTTTGAACATAGGATCTTTAACATCTCGGGCTTCTCTATTCGACAATACGGTGGTAAACGGAGCTACATCGGTCCAAAGTTCCTTGACTACGTCTGGTTCGATGTAGAAATCTCGTCGATCCGTATATAAGACACCCGAGGCTGAAAGATTTTTTGCTGCCATTTTATCTTCTCACTCTCGAATTTGCAAGCAAACCAGCATTGAACAAGTCTTGATCTGTATACTCAGGTTCCGCTTGACCACTGGTCACAGCTGTAGTCCTTGGGACTTGCAAGCGTTCCCCCGCTTGTTTCATTTCAGCAGACTTCGTTTGAGCTTGTATACTTGCTGGGTTAGGAGCGTTATTCATTTCGTAGATTTTCGCAAGAACATCCAACGTCACATTGCTTGGGTCTTGTGCCCATTTAACAAAACCAGTTGATTTACTATCGTCCCATCCAAGACCGTTTTTGACATGAGAGTATGCTTGATTGGCAACCATTCTCTCTTGCTGTACTTGAACTTGACGCTGTCTTTCAGATTCCTGCTGGTCCATTCTGTCTAACATTAGATCAAAACGGCTGTCGTTGTATTGTTCTTTAGAAACTCTATACTTAAATGAATCGCTATCAGGATCATTATATGCATCGACCTCATTGTAGCCTGAGGGTTTAGTCGGGGCTTGCAAAGGAGCCTGCGGTTGAGGAGCGCTAGGGGTTCCTTGTTGTTGTTCAGATGTTGTGATCTTTTCAACAATGCCTTTGTACATATTTAGCTGTTCAACCATTTCATTCGTCTGATTTTTAGCTAAATCTGCCTGACTTTGCCAATAGGCTATTCTATTGGGATCATCTTTGGCTGGCGTTTGCTCAGCAACCACTTCCTCTTTTGCGGTTTGAGCAGTGTTGTCTTCGGTAATTGTATTAGGCGCATCTTCCATAAGGAAACCATTGCTTTCTGTTTCCGTTACTGTGCCAGCCGTAGCCTCTACGTCAGGAGCTTCTGGTTGATTAACCGTCATTCCTGCCATACTTTGGCTATCGTACACGCTTAAATCAGCATTACCTGTATTTGGGTTTTCCATTTATCACTAGTCCTCTATTGGGATTAATTGTCGGTTTGTAGCTTCTTGCTCAGCAACCGACTGTTTTAGCTTCTTAACTTCATCACCAGCTCTTTCACGGAATACTTTTTCCGTAGCCTGAGCTCTTACCGATGATTTATCTAAGTCTTTTTTGAATTTCTCTAACTCAACACGCTGTCTTGCATGTTGCAGTTCTCTTTGTGATGTTTGTAAATCGCCAGTTAGGTCTTTTACCTCTTTCTCTAACCCGTCGATTGCTTGCTTCATCTTGGCCATCTGAGAGGACCTTTCAAGTACGCCTTCGATATCAGCAACATCAGTTTGTTTTAATACTTCTACCTGATCTACAAGACCTGTTTTATATAATTCCATGTAATATTCGAATCGTGCCCAGCGATTAGAGGGCAAGGTAGATCCTGACACGACCACTACGTCATATCTCCCGACGGTCACATCATTTAAACGCCCTAAGAATTCACCTGACACTTCATTGTAAATGGGAACATTGATGGATAATTCTTTTGATTTGCTATTCGGCTGCAATAACCGAATAACTTTTTGAGCTGTATAGTAGCTTTGAATCATTTCTACGACGATAGAACCAACTACATTTAAACCTGCCTCAATATCGTCTCGTTTTGATTTGATTCTGCGCTGGCCATATTCATCAATAGCTACCGTACCTTTGTAGGTCTGAGGAATGGCACTGGGATCCCCTTGCATAATAGCATATATGCCAAGAATACGTTCTATATCTGACCTGGCATCTGCTTCATTCTTATAAAGTTCATTGGGCAGGGGTGTCGGGGACATACTGATCGGTTGGCCCAGCTCGGGATCAAACTCAATTACAGCCGTTCCAGCCTTAGCCCATTCGTTTTCTAATTGTTTTTTGTCTATAGCCCCCCTTGGAACCAGTAGTTTATGATTGGTCGTAGACGAGGCGTGAGCCACAATTAAGGAGCGAATCTTATTTACGTATTCTTGCAATCCCTTTACTAAGCGTACATCTGACATTGGGAATGGATTGCGATTGTGCCCATTCATAAAGGTTACGATTGGGTAATTTGAGATGGGAATAATTGATTCGAACATGAGCTGGCCGCCCACACTGACTGTTTGCTTAATACGGTCAATCTCAATACCAATTACCTGCAATTGATCATCTTCGACCAGATCTTCCATGGTCACCAATTCCAACTTTACAGTCGAACCAGGCACAGCTCCATCGTGCTCTGGTCCGCTCATCATAATGGGTTGGCCTGTAGTTTCAGAGATCATAGTGTGCATGACTGAACCATACTCTTCATACATAGCCATGGTGGATCCCACCTCTTCGGGTTCGGTTAAGACTTTAACGCCGTCCGCTGATTCCATCACAAACGCAGGTTCATGCATATAGGCAGTAAAGTCTTCTTCCGTTAATATCTTCTCATTGCTAGTATTTGGATCGAAGACCCTATAATGGGATAGTTTAATTTTTGTATAACGCTCAATTACCTCCAGATAACGCTCATCCTTATTGGATTTTCTAAAAGAATCCAATTCGTGCTGTGCCGTAATCTGATCTTCTAGTCCGAAGCGTGAAGTGGGATCTTGAGGCGCAACCGAAGATTCGGTAGCCTCCCTAATTACATCTTCATATTCTGGATACTGAGCAATTAATTGCGTTTCGGGGTGTATCTTTGCGACGATGACATGAGAGGCATCATCAATAAAGGTGGACTTGGCATTCGGATCAATATAAAGGTTTAATGGATCTAGCGACTGAAGCTTGATCTCCCCCTTGCCATAATCATCATTAGGGTCAAAGTAGACCATCATGGCCCCCATTCCCTTAACGTAGTAGTCGTCCACTACCTTTTTTAACTCTACATTGCCCATAGACAAATCCCACACCCAAGCCATCAAGTCTGAAAAGGCTCGACCTGTTTTCACATCGGAGTCTTCACGACCAGTGCTTTGGAATCTGGGTTTGTTGGAGGTGAGCATTGCCTTGGCTTGCTCAACTGCGGGATATATTACATTTACTACTAAAGGCTCTTGGGCACGTGATCGGAGCGTGTCAATCTGTTGTTTCGTCCATTGGAGCCCATTGCGGAACTCATTATCTTCTGTGGCTTGTTTCGCCCACTTACTACGTGCCGAAGAGTATTCTCGTAGAAGTTCTTCACTAAGAAGAGCTTCAGGATGTTTTTCTGACATAAAGCCTTACTTTAACTGTAATTACGTATCTCAAAGTATGACGCAATTTACAGTAAAAAGTTTCAGGCTAACAACCAGTCGTGCTCATTTCGATCTGTATTTATTTCTGAGTGCTGAGGATTCAGTGTTTTGTTCGTATGATAAGGAACGTAATTTCCTTTCATTGCGTAGAATAATCCATCTAAAAGGTCATCATGTTTGCTGCGGGGATAAAGCAATAATTCATTTTTAAGGTCTTCCATATGCTTCATCATATACATCTTCCCCTGGGCAAAGTAAGGCTCTAAAGTCTCTAATCGTGATGATTTGGAGGTTCGGGGGCTTTCTTTTAATTCCAACCCTGGAATAAATAAACCCTGCCGATCTACCTCTGTTCGTAAATACTCTCTTAGCATCTCTTGATACCCCACCGTTTCAATCCGAGTTTTAGATGGTTTGTATTTTTTGAACTGAGCAATGATTGAATCAGCAAGTTTCATGGGAGTAGCTCGTTGCCTATAATAAGGGAGGATATACCGATTTTGCTTTTTATCAATAGCAACACAGACAACAGTGGAATAGTCGGCTGTTTTTTTGGTACTTGATGCAGGATCTACTCCCATAAATATATTTACAGGAATTTTCTTATTGGTTTCTTTACCGTCTAACGACTTAAAGGCTAGATAAGCTTCATTGTCATCATTGAACTCAACGGATCCATCGTAATATTTAAAATAGTCTTCTTTGAACAATTGGTCCTCGTCTCCCACAATCTCACATAGATATTCTC